CTCTTAGCCTCAAAGCATCCTTCTTCATCGATGGTTACAAGACCATCTGCAAGAGAGAGCTGAGTGTTTCTGAGTCGAGGATGTCTATACTTTACGGTAGCCATTACGAAGCCTTTTTAATGATTAACTGGGGAGTCCTAAGAGGCGAGGATCACTGATGCCTTCAAGGCCGCTTGATGCGTTGACTCCTGCATTCTTAACTACAAACATCTTAGAGGGCAGCTTCACGGCTGGCGCTCCAAACATCATCAAGAGGAATGGGAACGTAGTGCTGATCTGCGCGAGCGGGCGGCGTACCAAACTGAGCATCTGATAGTAGCACATGTAATCAGGCGCGAAGTTCAAGAAGAGGATCTCAGAGCTGCCTGGGATGTTCTCATTATTATCGGTCACTACAGTGTCTTGAGCGCTTACAGCAACCTCATCAATCAAGAGCGCGCCGTTTGCGTCTGTCGCGTCTTTCGCGCTTCGGTACACGCGGAGATATTTCACGTTAGTATGATCCGCGTGGCGAATGGTGAACGTAACTTGCTCACCTGCAGCGACTGTTACAGCGGCGGTGTCTTCGGGCGCTGAGATCCCGTTATTACCCACTGCCACTACTCGATAGATATAATCACCGTTATCAGCTGCTACAAACTTAGAGGCGTTGTTCGCGTTTGCGGCGGTTTGAACTTGAACCGTTGGAGCTGCCAAGGTTCCCTCAAACACTGAGCTCTCACCAAGCGCGGGCGCGATGCGGTCTTGACGCTCTAGGAAAGGCGCGCTGATGACCTGTACAGGGCCATAAGGACCCGTGATTGAGATGCTGCTTGCCCCAAAGGTCACATTTCCAGAGTTTACCTGAATTTGGTCGTGTCTACCGTGGTGAACGGTCTGCTTAATCAACTCAGAGAGTACTCGAGGCGTTACCATGATGTGAGTAACTTGACCGTAAAAAGGGGCCGAGTAGAGGTGACCCAAGATCTCTGAGAGATAAAGCGCGCTTGGTGCCTTGCCTCGCAAATCTGCGACGTTTCCGCCGTCAGAGATCTGCTTGATGATTCCGTTGAAGGCGTTAGAGTCCTTCGTCTCATCAGCGTGGAAGAGGTTGAGCTCAAGCCTCTGAAGGAGGCTCTCTGTGCCGCGTCGAGTTTCCTCTGCGATAACATCAGCTGAGGGCCCTACGATGTTGAGCATAGCTGCCTGATCCGTGACCTCGCGGCGCTCTGCCATGTAACGGATCTTAGCTGCTACCTTTTCGTAGCTTGAGCGGTTGAGGATGCCGTTGCCGCCTTCGCTGATGAAGGGGCTGTGCTGTCCACCGTGGGCCAACACTCGGTTATATTCAACAATTGTATTCTGCGCTTGGACTTTTGCAAGCATAGGCCAGAGCTTGAGATCGTTCATTGAAGATGTAGCGATGCTCAAGGTTTGCGCTAACTGTTGAGGGACTAGCGGAGAGATCGCATTAGTTCCACCTGCTGGAACTAATGGAGTTTGATAACCCGCGTTAGTTGGGCGGGGAAGATCGAGAGAGCCCTTTTGCAGTGAGCTCATGAGCGCGCTCATATCAGCGCTTGATGGGATACCTTGCATATTATCACCTTACCTTAAATGTTGAATCGTGCTTTAACTTGGGCGGGGTCTACGCCTGACTCGAGGAGCGCTGCGGCTTCCATCATGTCGCTGGCTCTTGAGGGGCTCTCGGCGCTCATAGAGGTGAGCGCTTTAAAGAGCTCATCTCGAGATGTCTCTGCGCCTGTGGTCTCACCGGGCGCGGGGATGTATGAAAGGCTCTTAGAGAGCGGCGCCTCTTCTTCTGTTTTCGCGTTTCCGCGTAGGCTCTTCACCTCTGTCTGAAGCGACTTGATGAGCTCAAGCGCGCCTTGGAGGCCTTTGCATAAAGCCTCATTCTGGGCGCGTTGCTCAGTCAAGAGTGTATCCAGCGCGGGTGCGAGTACCTCCGCCACTGTTTCTTGTCCATCGCTAAAGGCTTTGCTCATGCGCTCATACTGCGCCTCTTCGGCTTCACGCTGGGCCTCTGCTACGCCATCAAGCGCGCTGAGTGCCTTTTCAAAACGATCATTATCATCTTGATCGCGTAGGTACTGAGAAGCGCGGCGCTCTGCTTCACGCTCAGAGACTCCTGCACCTGTCATGAGGTCAATGAGATCATCTCTCATATTAAGACTCCTGATAATTCAGCTGCGGCGCGAGCAAGCGCGCCTTGTTCAACATTGGGGTAAAGTTTTGATAATCGTTTAATGATAGCACTTAAACGTTCGTCGTTCAAAGTGTTATAGGTCGCACTGACCGTTTGATCAAGCTGCTGAGGCACTAGACCTTGGATGGACTGCCCGTTGACTTGGCTTGGTGTCTGATAACCTGCGCTGGATGGGCGGGGCGTTGAGAGGCTTCCTGCACCCTTGCGTAATAATAGCGCTGAGACTGACTTGATCAAGTTTAGAGTCGTGTCAGGGTTGATAGGGTTTGAGGTGATCGCGCAATTGATCACCCTCGCTTTTTTCACGATCTTAGGATCCACCTGATCGCGCTCAATCACCTGACCTTCAACACTAAATCCAAGCGTTCGATGTCCACCCGCTTTATTGAGCGCGGCGGCGGTCTCATAGATGTCTCTCGCGCGGGGCTTGTCGAGCAAGAGCACTCCCTCAACTTCTGTATAACCTTTACGCTGAGTGATTTTTGTCGGGTAGCCTAGCATGTTTTCAGCGCCGGGCTTGTGTTCATAGTTGAACGTGCCTTTTTTTAAGAAATAGCTGAAATCTAAGCCTTTTTGCAAAACCCTCTCGCCTTGCAGATCAACCTCATCAGTTGAGATGATACCTGCTATCTTTGCAGTATTGGGGCGGTTTGGGTCGCGCTCTGCTTTGTAGAGGTCAATCCTCATTTGACACCTCCTTTTGAATTCTCCCTGATCGACTCACCGTCTGATCAGGGCCTACGGGAATTGTATCACACCTGCAACTAGGGTGCATAGGATAAGCGCTCGGTGTCCAGTCTGCCCGCTTTCGCCCTATATTTGAACCGTTCTCGATGAGCTGACTCACCTCAAAGATGTAGGGGCGTTGGGTCTCAGGATCAATGAACGCTCTCAGGCAATAACCACAAGCGCCGCTCTCGGGAATCCTCGCGACTCTTGCGGATTCTCCGTCGAGATCAACGGCTTGTGCGATTTGCCCTTCATTGTGAACGGCCTGAAGCTCTGTCTCTGCGATTCGCTCAAAGTTCCGCGCGAGGTCTCCTGAGCGCTGTCTAATACGCCTCGCGACTGTGCGCGCTTGGTCTTTGGTGAGCGTTGCTGTGCCCACCTCCTCACGAATCACTTTGAGCATCCTCGCGCGCTTCTGGGGGTCTGGGGTTTGGAGCAAGCGCTCACCTCCCCACTCCTCATAGAGCTCTGCGCTCGCTTCATCTGCAAACCTCGCGCCTAATCCTCTGATGTAAGATCCAGCAACCTCAAAAGAGCTCACAAGCCCTGCGCGCTCTGCGGGTGTGAAGTACTCAGGTATTGCAAGGGGATGAGGGGGAAGAGGCGCGCTGAAAGGGCTTGGGGATCTCGTGAAGAGGCGCTGTGAAGGGGCCGCGCTCGGGGTACGCTGATCCACTCCTCTAAGGCGCCTTCCCCACTCCTCAAGGCTCATTGACCTCATACGCGCGCGCTCTTCAGGGTTCGCTCGACTGTAGGGTGTACCTATGAGACGGGTAAAGAGAATCGGGTTTGTGGGCTCTGAGAGGTCAGCTACATCTAAACCTTGAAGTTGATCAGCGCTCAAGCGTCCTGACCTCACGAGCGCTTCAATCCGCTCGCGCGTGAGCCCTGAAGCGCGAGCGCCTAAGAGCTCTACGCTGAGCGCATCATAATGATCAATGATGCTCTGACGTGTGCGGTGCTCTGCATCTAGGATCAGCATCTCAACGCCTTATAGAGATCGAGTAGAGAGGGGCGAGCGCTCTTCATTAACCAAGATGAGCCACGCTGCTCTGCGTCTCTCATGACTCGCTCAATTGCGGGCTGAAGCTTTTTATTCCCGCGTGGCATTTCGACCTCTTCACCCTGCGCGCGGCGCGTGAGTGTCTCTCTCACAATGTCCTTAGCGCGGTCATAGTGGAATAGTTCACTCGAGAGCTTACGCGCGCGCTTGATGCGCGCTTTGATCTCTTTTTTCTCACTGGCTGAAGCGTTCGCTACCTGAGCCTGAAGTGCATCTGCTCCCGCTTCAACGTCCAGCGCGACCTGAGCGGCGTCAATGTCAGCGGGCTCTTTTTTCTCGAGGTCATCTAGAGAGCTCGCTGATACAGCCTCAAGCCTCCTCTGTTTGATCTCCTGATCTCTAGAAGGTGAAGGGGCTCCTTTTTCAGGCAGCTCATAAAGCCTCGCCTCGATCTTGTGCTTATCTGCCAGCTCGCGCGCGAGCTTGTTGGCGGCCTCTGAGTAATCCATCACCTCATCACCCCCAAAGAGAGAGCTCTGGCCCGTGTCCTCAGTCAGCTTGATGAATCTTGCTATTTGATCTTCAAGGGTCTTCTTGCCTGGATTGAGGGTGAGGATTTTGAGGAATGCGCTTGAGAGGGGGTCTCGTCTCACGCGCTCTTTGAGCTCGCCTATTGGGATTCGTGATACGCTGAGATCATCGCTCTCACTACCCTCTCCTCCTGCGGCTGCATAATCGAGCTCTTGTTCTTCTAGCATCACCACGTCAACGGCGCGATTTCGCTTCTCGATGATGTCTTTACCCTTTTGAGGTAGGAGATCGCGTGAGATGACATGGTTATAAACACCAATAGCGTTCTGTAATGAGCGCCTCTCACTTTCGCCTATTCCAGCGGCTGCGAGCTTACCTAAGCTTACCGTCAATTGCTCCATTGTTGCATAGTCGAGGTTAGGTAGTAGTCGATCATCATTAACTACATAGCCCACTAACATGAATTGCAGGAACTCTCGACCTGTCGCGGTGAATGTCCCGTCCTGAGTTCTGATCAGCTCTGAGGCGTTTTGAGCGTTAAGGATACCGTCTCTAAAGAGGGCCTCTTTAAATGCTCCAAGTGCATCTGAGGGGCGTGTGAGGAATCGGTTAAAACTAAACCCTTCAAATCGATCTAGCCCTTTTTGAAGCGTCTTGAGTGTCTCCTGAGAGACCTTAGCGGCGGCGGCGCGTCCCGCTGTGCGCTCATCGAGTCCCTGAGTTTTATTCTCGTTCATGGCTCTAACGAGCTTAGCCATATGCGCTCTATCATCCTGCTCAGGCTCATACACTCGCACTAATAGCGGCGCGCTCATCGCGTCAATGTCAGCTTGATTGAATCCATAGATCGCGGCGTCCTGAGAGAGTTTCTGTTTATAACGTTGAGATCCTTCAGGGTTTGCTGCATATACGCGCTGAGTGCTCATCACTCGGGAATTTCCACCGAGTACGATTCCATCAGGAGTGAGGATAGGCGGGCCGTTGGTCGCGTCTGGGTTCGTGTTGATCAGATAGCTAGGCTCAAAAGCGCTGCCAGCGTTCCTTTGAACCTTGAGCTGCTCCATGCGGTCTTGATGATAGATGCGCTCTTGGATCCCTTCGGGGTAGTTCTCATTTTTTGAAAAACTGATAGGATCATGTGAGGGGATTGCGTCACCCGCTTCAACGAGTTGATAGCGAAAGCGCGCTTTTCTCTCTCGTCCATCAATGGTGAGGAACATCTCATCAGTTCTACCTTCCCGCTTAGGTTGTGTCTCTGTGCCTAAGAGCGTTGAGACGCGAGGGTCATTCGCGAGATCAGGGTTAGCCTTCACAAGATCTCTAAGCGCCTGTAATTGAGCTTCGAGCGCGCTCTTAGCGGGGGGTTGCTTGAGCTCTGCGCCTTCTGGCATAGCTCTCTGATCTCTACCGTTCGGCGGTCTGAAATCGTCAACAGTGAGCTTTGCTCGACCTCCCCTTACTAAGAGCGTAAGTGAGCGGTCTCTATCCGTTGATGAGGAGAGTGAATAAACGCTCTCTGATCCCTTGCGGTTGACCTCAATCAATCCGCTCTGAGCTGCGCGCTCTAACGCCTCAAGGTGATCTGGTGAGAGGGTCTTAACGTTGGTGACTGTCTTTGATCCATCATCAAAAGTGTCTACATCACCTTCACTGATGAGATCTTTGAACAGCGCATCAACGGTAGGGTCTCCGCTCTGAGCATAATCAGCTTGATCCTCTTTGATGAGCTCATGGGCCTTCTCGGCGTCTCCGTCTCTGATCGCTTTAGAGAGATCCTCTTCTAAGGCTTTGCGCTGGCTGGCGCTCATGCGCTTGATCTGGGGTTTCTTCTTCTTAGCGGCTGCTCGGGGTTCGGCTTCGGGGCGATTCTTCCTCTTTGGGCGCTTCTTCTGCGCCCTCTCGCGGCTCTTGGTTTCGGCCTTTGCGTGTTGCTTCTCGAGTAATGCTCTGAGCTCATCGCGGTGAATCGGTGGGATTTTAATATTGGGCCTTGAGTCATGAGAGATAGTGATCATGTCACCATCAACGCTCTCGATGTGGAAGTGTCCACGGCGCCCTTTGAAGGTGAGGTTGAAGGCTGCACCTTCTTCAAACTTAGCGCTTGTGATGCCGCCTCCATGATGCTCTTCATAATAATATTTATAACCCCCACCGGGCTTAGGGAGACGATACTTGTAGAGTTTTACGCGGGCTTTGAGCAGTGTATATAAAAGAGAGTTCATTGATCCTGATCCTTTAAGATGAGGTTGAGGTCAAGTGTCTTTGAGTCACTCTCGATCCACACTCGAGCTCCACAAGAGAGCGGCTTGTTAGGAGAGTAGATCACCTTCGCGATAACCTCACCTTGATAGACGAGCTCGACCTCATGAGCATACTCATTTGAGCGGTAATCCTTAACTGTGATCACGGGTTCAAATGTGCCCTTCTTCAGGTTCGCTCTGATCTTGTGCTGATTGATGTGGATGATCTTTTTCATTTCTCTTTATCTTTGATGAGGTTCCTTATTGTAGAGCGGTCAAACATGTATCGTTGCCATAATCCTACCTCTTTGAGCTCCTCTTCTTTTTCATCAAGGAGTTTGTCATACTCTCTTAATTCCCTCTTGAGATCGCCAAGGCTCGCTTCGTCAAGGATATAGTCTAAGCGCTCATATTCAAGCAGCTCAGGGTAACCTCGCTCTCGAATCAGTTTCTCTTTTCGGTCTTCTTCCGCTCTGCGTTCTTGCTCTCTCTTCTTTTCTGCTCTTCGCGCTCTCGCTTGTGATGCGCGCCTCTCGTTACTTTTGCTTTTCTGCGATGCAACATCTACCTCTCTTTGTAAACGGTTTACTTCCTCTTGAGCCTCTTCGAGCTTATAGAGGTCTTCAAGATCGCTTTGATGGCTTCTACGAGCCTCCCGCGCTTCATCCATACGGGTTCGCGCTTCGTTGAAAGCCTCAGTAGAGATTTCGCCTCTGCCATATGCGTCTCTTGCGCGGTCAAAAGCCTCATCAGCAACTGCTTCTTTTGACCTAAGATCTCTGATGCTCGGCGCGTCCCGCGTTGCCATCCTTCTAGCTGATTCTAAATAGGCTTGGTTCTTCCGCAGTTCCTCAGCGCGCTGTTTATTTGTCATCTTATCAAGATCTTTTTGTGAGATCTTCGGGGGTCTGTTCTGCTCTATGAATTCTGAAGCGGTCTTTGTGTATTTCTCGCGAAAAGCCTTACTCTCACTGCTCTCCGAAGAGGTGCCTTTCGTGCTCTCCACGATCCCCTCTAAGGTGTCGAGGATCCCTTCTCTCTTTTGTTTAAGTCGCTTATCTCCACTCCTGCGGCGCTCTTCTAAACCGTCTACAATCGACTGAGGATCAATCCTGATTCCTTTGGGATGTTTCGCGGTTTCCTCGCCTTGAAGATCCGTTGCGAGCTTCAGAGCATCTCGATAGATCTTATTCCTCAAGCGTGTCTCTGTGTACTCCTCGCCTCTGCGCTCTTTGGCGGGTTTACTCTCGAGCGCCTCAAGCTTTTGTAGATCAGAGCGGATTGTGTCAATACGCGATTTATACTCTTGGTGAGGGCTCGCGGTTTCAGCGGCTCCCTTAATCTGATCGCGTATCTGTTGCATGAGCTCGCGGGGTTTGCCAGATGTCGCTTCAACTAATTCCTCAGCGATAGGTAACAACTCCGCGCGCTCAGCGTCTGTGAGTGTGCCTGATTCAGCCTTATCAATCACCTTGTTGAGCTCAGCCTTGAATGCTGCTTGGACCGCTTGAGATCTCTCACCGCTCTTGATCGTGTCTACCATGTCGCTGAAGGCTTGCGCGGGGGTGGATCGTTGGGGGGTCTCAGGCATAGTCTCAAAGTTATCAGGATCTTGTGTCACCTCGCGCGCTGTCTCTGTGAGCTCCTCGCGTGGGGTCTGCTTCTTAGGGGTCTGCTTCTTAGGGGCCTTCTTGTTGGCTTTGACCTGATCAGCAAAGCGCGCGCCTTCTGGTGTCGAGTAGACGAGGGCTTGAGCCGCGTTAGGGTCGCTCTGAGAAGGTGCGCCTCCTTCAAATGTCAGTGCTCCCTCTTCTTGTAGTAAGTGCAGGTGGTCGTGGAGGGCTCCGTAATCAATATTGATCCCTTGAGCTTCGAGCTGCGCTTTCAGTTGAGAGATTGGTTGCTGAGCTGATGTCAATAGATCAGTGATCCTTGTGGTAACGTCAGTCTCGCTTAAAACCTCTCCTTTGCTGTCCGTAACTCCGCTTGGTGTGTCTGCAAGGTCTGTCTTCTTCTCGTCAGGTGAGGCTGCTGTCACATAATAAATCATGTTCCCTTGTAGCCTACTGATCAGATATTGAGGATAAGGCACATCATCAAGATTCTCTGTCCACGGTCTAAGGCTTAGGATGTTCTTAGCGCTCGCTTCAAGGAGTAGGTCTTTTAACATCCCCGGTCTTAAGGTTAGCCCTTGTTCGTAGAGAGCAGCGTGAATCTCAGGAAGAGAGAGCCTTCCTCGTGTATTACTCAGGAGAGCCTCTAGCCTTGATTGCAGATCTCTCTTTGTGATCAGTTGGCCTTGAGGTCCTGTGATGCCGCTTGGGGGGCTGTCTGTCCTCCTCTTGGTACTCTTCTCAGTAGCCTTCTTCTTAGCGGCCTTCTTAGCTGCCTTCTTCTTAGCTGCCTTCTCCGCTACCTTCTTAGCTGTCTTCTTTCTCCCTTTGCGCCTGTTCGCTTGGGCCTTCTCGCGGCTCTCGGTTTCGGCCTTTGCGTGTTGCTTCTTGAGTAATGCTCTGAGTTCATCCTGATGGATTGGGGGAATCTTGGCACCTGGGCGTCCATCGTGAGAGATAGTGATCATGTCACCCTCGACCTTCTTGATGTGGAAGTGTCCACGGCGGCCTTTCCACGTCAATTTAAAGGCGCTTCCCTCCTCAAAAGCAGCGCCTGTTATCCCTCCCCCGTGATGTTCTTTGTAGTAATAGCGGTATCTTAAGCGGTTCGTTTTCGGGTCGCGCCCTACTAATTTACGGTGGGTGTACTTGTGCTGAGCAGCCTTAATGAGGCTCATGATCTCCGATAAATTCCAAGTCACTTTTCATTCTCCTTTACGATTCTCTGAGCCCATTTCTCGCCTGCATCGCCTCCCCATAGGAGCCAAGAGATGTAGCTGGCACTTGTGCGGTCTCGATGATATCCGCGCTCTTTATAGGTGCGGTGTCTGTTGAAAAAATTACGCATTCGCTTAACCGTCTCGAGGCTCAAAGAGTCGCGGTTTTTGAGGTTTGTGGCTCGCTGAACTCCTGAGCCTATCCCGTGTTCGTGAGCCTGTTTCGCGCTGAGTCCTCCGCGCCCGTGTTCGCGTCTCAGCTCAAGGCCCCGCTCAGCTGCGCGCGCGACGCTCGCGGGGGGCTTGTAGCCTTTCTCGAGATCGTCTTGAAGGATCGCGTCAAGCTCATCCATGAGAGAGGTCAAGCGCGCTTTGTGTAACGTGCTCATCTCACTTGAGAGCTCTTTGATCACGTCAACCTCTCCTTGATAAGGTGTCTTTGAAGCGCGCGCTTTGATCAGGTCAATGACCTGTGAAGGCTTGTCGCGCGGGTCTAAGATCACCTCGCCTTTGACCTCACCTACTTCAAACGAGCGGTGATAGCCCTTCTGAAGCTTGAGCTGTTGCCAGATCTCAAACTGGATCTCAGGGCGTGATAGCTGGCTGCGGGGGCCTTTGAGCTTGAGCTTGCTCATGTCATATCCTCCTTAACAAGTGTTCGGATTATATCAAGATCATAGCTGCCTCGCTCGATTAATCGAGCATGAGCGCGCCTAATTCTTTCATCTGCGCTTGTCTGAATTACTGCGCGGTCTGCGTCTGTCAAGGCGCCTGTGAGGCTCGCGCTCTGCATGATCTTTCTCGTGAGCGCTTTGTTCTTGGCTTCCTCTAGTCGGCTGCCGCTTGGTCTCAGCACGATAACAGGGCGCTTCTGTCCTTGCCTGTATACTCGCGCGGTGCTCTGGGTCAAAGTGTCGGGCGCCCAAGGTGTAGAGAGGTGTGCTACCATCGCGGCGCGCTTCTGTAAATTCGCGCCTGTCTCAAGCGCGCGGGTCTGTCCCAGTAGAACTCTTGAGCCTCCTGCGTTGAGTCGGTGAATCATATCCGCGCGCTGGCTCTCTGAGCTGTCTCCCGTATAAATATCTATCTCTGAGCTCTTGAGTCCTCGTCTGATCAGGGCCTTGCGCGCTTCTGTGAGTCCTATGAGGTACTCGCAAAAGATCACCGCTGCATGTGTTTGATCCTCTCTGAGGTAACTCATCACCATGTCAATGATCCATTTCAGTTTAGGGCTCTCATAGTTGGGGTGATGCTGCCCGAATGTCTCAGAAAAGAGCGAGGGGGATATGGTCGCTTGTTCAAGCCTCATCCCCAAAGCTTGAGCGGTCTCTGGTGCGCCTTCGGCGGCGATTTGAGCAATAAATCCGTGTTTGCCTTCAAGGCTCTCCCGATAGATCGAGGCGTTTAACTCCTTTGCTGCCTGCGCTTCCACCATCAACTTCATCAAGGTTCTCTGATTCTCATCAGGTGCGATATAAGGCGCTAAATCCTTGCGCGGGGGTAAGTCAATCTTTGCGTCTGGGTCTGAGGTGTGGCGCGTGAATAGGGTGTTTCTCAATCGCTCATAGAGCTCCCCTAACATGTCACCTCTCAAGGCTCCCATCTCATA